AATTCTGAAGAAATATCAGCCGTAGTTTCTAACCAATCTGGGTGATTAGATGCCATTGCCATAAAACGTGTAAAATGAAGATCGCCAGCAATGTTTTTTCTATTTCCTAATAAACTATTGGTAAACCCTTTAGGTTTAGGGTTTTGCACCATACTACTTTTTGTTAAAGCTACACCTGGTTCTGGCTGTCCACCAAATAAACCTTGGGCATAACGTGATGTTGCTAATTCTTGTAATCCTTGAGTTTTGTGACCATAGCCTTTTTCTCTTGTTTTACCTAATTTTAACGCATCATTTAAATTTTTAACTTCAAGCAATGCATCCATGTAGGTTTTGTCAGTTCCTGGCACATTTTCATTTAATGCCATTCTTCTTCTAACGGCTGATGCATTTGCAATATTTACATCAACATTAGACCCAGGTGATGTAGTACCCATTAAATATAAATAATTTCGCCACTCTCTATCTCCAGAATCTTTGCCTAATGCATTTATAAACCAATCACGTAATTCTTCTGTATTATACCAATCTAAACCACCGATTTTAGATCCTTCCATTATTGTTTCTATCATTTCTTTTCTGACAGGATTATTTGGATCTCTTAATGCTGTAAGTGATGCATCTAATCTTTCACTTAATTTGGCTGGTTTATATCGTAGGTAAGTAATATCAGAACGATCAGGTGCTACTCCTGTATATCGAGGGTCGGTTGGTGGTTGATTATCTCCAATGCCTCTTGTTTTTGTCGGCATCATAGACAATACACCTTCATTCGCTTTTACAATATTGCCTGGCATTGCCATAGAACCAATATTAGCTAACATATTTGAGCCAGCCCTTAATGCCCCTAATTTTGAACCCTTCATAATGGCATTAATTAATTCACCACCTGATTTACCAGACTCAACAACATCAGTCGCTGGAGATAGAGATTCAATTAAGCCCACAACTGGATCTACCATCGAACCAGTATCTCTAGGATTTCTGGGCAGATAATAATTTAAAAAATCTGCAATATTTTGGTTTTGCCTGTTTAGAAAAGCTGTGCGCTGTCTAGCATCAGGCAAAAAATCAAATATGCTCACTTTTTCTTTTTATTTTTTGTAGTTTTTTTCTTATCTTTTTTATACTGAGCCATACCTTTCGCAGTATAAGCGTATTTCTTTCCACCTAATTTTGGCATTATGCTACTCCTTGTAAGTTTCTTTTTATGGGTTGATTCCAACGGCTCAAATGACCGCCTCTTAAAGCCACAGCACTGTCATGGCTCATAGTCAGTACAAGGCTGTCAGCACGATCAGGGCTAGGCATTCCACGCTTTCGCATTTCATCCTTACTCTCGATCTTTGCCTTGCCACTGGAACTAAATGAATAACGTACAGCAATCATTTCATTGATTAACTTATCGTCATTCGGTAATTTACAATCACGATTTTCTAAAAAGGCTTTCAGCTTAAACCATAATTCAGCACGCAGATTAATATAATTGGTTTTCATAGCTGGACTTTCAGACACATTAATGCCTATCGCTGGCAGTCCTAATTCAGACAATCGATCTACACAGCCACTCCCCAAGCCAATACTATCAATAAAAATAGATTCAGGCTGTGATGCAGGGTGCAGAGCGTCATATTCTGCCTTTACACGCCCACATAACTGCATCAGGTCTAAACCCTTCCACGTCATTACTTCGGTCACTGTGTTGCCTTTACGCTTGCATAAAGCAGAGGCATCATTGCCGTATCGACTAACATCCAGCCCCCAAATAGTCATCGCACTTGGATTTTCTTCAATATCCCTTTCAATCGCTGATTTGCACAAATGATATGGAATAATCGTATTATCATCTACACTTGGAAATTCACCCAGCACACGCACTGCAAATTCTGGACTTTCTTCCCCATATCTTTCAATCATCTCATCGACAAACTTATCACTTACTAATGGTGAATCGATGCATGACCATGTGCGTGTCCACCAAGTCGATTTAGGGTTCATATGACTATCGTAAAACGTACCTGACGATTTTGTAGGGTTTGACAGCATCAAGGTTGTACAGTTATCCCCTGACATAGACCCAGCACCCACCTCAAACGTCTTTTCATGCACACCAGATGCCTCATCTGCGATCAACAGCACGCAACCCCTGCCATTTTCGCCTGGTGACTGGTGAACTCCAGCAAACGCCTCTGGCTGTTCTGGTCTAGCTACCTTCGCACTAATAAAGCATTCAGAAGGCGCAGAAATTAATTCTACCCTATCCGACTTAATATTAATCAAACTGCGCAAGGGTGTAGGTAATTTATTTAAATTAGATTTTAGTTCTGACCACAGCGCATCAAATAACTGGGTCTGGGTGGGGGATGTGACGATTATTTTAGCCTTGCGTGTAAACAAGTACCAAGTCATTAACCAACTAGCGCATGAACTCTTACCAGTTCCATGACCAGACTTGATACTTAACCTACGTGTTCCCTTATTCACCTCATTCAGCAATTCAGCCTGATAATCAAACGGCTCAATATCCAGCACTTCAGACACAAATAAGACTGGATTATCGCTGTATCGATCTAAAAACTCTGCAAATGGATTAGTGGACATACCCATCCCTTAAATGTGGAAATAAATCTTCCATCGCCTCTTCAGTCGCAAATTCTAAAATGGCAGTCGTTAATTCTGGTGCTTTGCACGTAGACATAATGGTAATGAGATCATTCTTCACACCCAGCATCACGATTTCGTCATACTTGTATTTCAGGAAATCGTTCAGATTATTTGTTTTCAATAGTTTTTGCATGGATCGGTTTCTTTGTTAACGCATCAAGATGCAAATCACCCACGTTTATTGTCACTGCATTTTGCTTTTGCCCATAATTTTCAGGATTTTCGCATCCAGCTAACCATCTGCGAATATTCGCCTGTTCCCTTGCCTTGCTAATATCATTCGGATTGGCATCAACACGATCTACAATATCCAACGCTTGCTCTGCGTAAGCATGACTGCGCTCTCTTTTGGCGTACTCCAGCAATGCCTTGGTTTCAGGGTTCTTATTCAAAGTATGGGAAAGCATCCTTCTAGACACATCGTAATCTTTGGCTATTGCTGTCATGGTTTCACCATCGGCAATACGCTCGATCAATTTCTCGATACCGCCTGTTTTCTCAATATCGGCTAAAAGCCGTCTTTTCATGGGTTGTCCTGCCATGTGGTAAATATATGACACATCATTCAAATGGCAAAGAAACAAATCTTCACGCTGTCAGTCATTTTTTACCTACGCCTACGCCTATCGTACCCCTACCCCTAGGGGGGGCTAATTTTGCCGTTTTCCCTGCAAAAACGTGCCTTTTCTGTCACAATTTGCACGTTATACCAGTAATAATGTGTGCTATTTATGCCATAGAAAATAACGTAATAAAAACAATAGGTTACAGAGGCAAAAGTTACATAATGTGTATTATGCGAACAACTATCGTTTTTGCCTCGCATGAGCAATGCTGGCAGTCAGTGGTACTTTTCTAGGTTTTTCTATTTCGTAACGCCACAATTGATATTCATTGTCAGCAACTTTAATAGATTCACGCTCTAATGGATTGTTGTATAATTGATACAGTGCATATCTAGCACGCCCAATATTATCCTTATCGCAAGTCACAAATGTATTAGGTTTTAAATCACCTAAAATACTAAACCATTTACCTCTTTCTTTACCAGTAATGTACGGCTTATGATCTTTAGTCATTACCATCATAGATACCATTGAAGTTCTCTATGTTCTTAACAATATCCTTCTGATACTTCTCATGTTCACTAAGTGCGATCATAATTCCTGAATAACAGATTATATCCTGCATAGAATCCTTGTGATCAGGTGATTTCATCAGCCTTGCTAGTTTTAGTGCCACAAGTAAAAGTGTTACGTCTACAGTGCTTAAATCGCTACTCAACTTATTTCTAAGCAATACATTCCATAATGTTTTAATATCTTCATGGTTATCAATTGCATTGCCATAACTAGACCCACGATCATTTATGAGTTTACTAGCCTCAACAATCTCTTCTCTAATCTTCTTTTCAATATCCATTACTGCTCCTTTTCTGTCATATGTTCTGGGATATATGCCAATGTAATTGGCTTATCCTTTTTTATATTTTTAGTTAGTTTGTAATATCGACTGCCACAGATATTGGAACAGAATATTTTTCTAATATTTACGTATCCAAATTGTTTTCCGCATAGCATACAATATTTCTTGCCTCGTATCTTATCTACTCTCATGTTCTGCCTTTAAAATGGTATATCATCATCAAAATAATCCTCTAGCCCTGTAATAAGCGAACCAGGGAACTTACACTTTGTTTCTATGACAGCTACAGGCAAACAATTAACAAGTGCCTCTAATGAGATCCAAACTTCATTCTCTGACCATGTAGCTGGCATATCTTTTAAATCCTGTACAACATTGATTTGTACTTTTTCCCTGCTTAGATGCTTTGTGACCCAAACAGTAGTTGGTATATGTTTGACCCCTAATGCGACCAGAGCCTGATCTAAAGCCTTCCATGCCCTGATCATGGCTCTACCCTTATCAAGTATCATCTTTCCATTACCTGACCTCTTAGCCTGTTTAAACAGCTTTTCCTGCGCTAGAAATTTCTTCCTAAACCCATCGTCAACCTTTTTGAGATTAGCCTCAATTAGACCAAATTTTCGTTCCATTAAATCGGCAATAGATTTCAAATGATCAACTATACTTTCAGCCTCGTTTTCGGTGTATCTTGAGTACATATTTTAACCTAACAAAAATGTAACAAACGTGTTTTCTAGTG